TGCAGGTGGATCAGGTTCTGATAACGCTTCTGTATATTTAGTTGTTTGGGGTGATCAAACTGTATATTGTCCTTTTCCTAAAGGATCTAAAGCAGGTTTAACTCACGAAGATCTTGGCGAGCAAACTGTATATAACAGTGACGGTACAAGATTACAAGCTTTTGCTACTCGTTATCAGTGGAAAAATGGTTTAGTTGTTAAAGATTGGAGATACGTTGTTCGTATTTGCAATGTTGACATTTCTGACTTGCTTGGTGTTACTGGTACACAATCAGCAACTGCTGCAACTTCTCTTATCAAATTAATGGCAAGAGCAACTTACAGAATACCAAACATGGCTATGGGTAGAGCAGCATTCTATATGAACAGAACAGTTCATTCTGGATTGTCTATCGCAGCATTAGATAAATCACAAAATGTTTTAAAAATACAAGAAGGTTTATCACAGTTTGGAACAGCTAAAAGCTACTTATCATTCTTGGGTACTCCAATAAGACAGGTTGATTCGTTAATTAACAACGAAGCTCGTGTAGTTTAATTTTTATTTTATTAAAGGAGATCTAAAATGATTACAGATGCATTACTCAGAGTAAGCGAAGATCAAGCAGTTACAACAACTGCTGTATCTACTAACACTGTTGATTTAGGTGTTGCTAGAGACATGGGCGAAGGTACTGCTTTGTACATGAACTTTGCATTAACCGAAGCATTTGCTAACGGTACTAGCGTTACTTTTGAAGTTATCACTAGTGCTGCTGCAAACTTAGGTACACCTACCGTTATTGGTAGCAGTGCAGTATTAGCTACAGCAGCACTTACATTAGGTAAAAACATTGTTGTACGTTTAAATCCAGATATTGCCGGCAAAGGCCAAAGATATCTTGGTGCTAGATACACTGTTGTTGGTACTATGAATGCAGGTAAAGTTACTGCTGATATAGTAGAAACAATAGGTGATGGTCAAAAGTACTATGCTTCTGGCTTTACCGTAGCTTAATAAGGAGAATCTATGCCTATTTACAGAGCTAAAATCAAGTGTTTCGTTGGTCAGTCCATGCGAGAACCTGATGAAGAGTTTGAATATAACGGAGAGTTTAATAGTAATATTGAATTAGTTGGTGGAATTGAATCTGATCTACCTGTGGCGTCAAACACAACCGTACCGTCAGAAAATGTTCAGCCAACTACTCAATCAATTGATTATCAATCAATGACTAAAGCAGAACTCGAAGTGTTTGGTCGTACTATCGGTATCGAACTAGATAGAAGACAAACTAAAGAAACTCTTATTAGTCAACTTGTAGAAGCAAATAAGTAGGCATTGATTATCTTATTTATTTACTGGGGGCTAGTAGTAATACTGCTAACCTCCCTTTTTTTTAGGAGATGTTATGGCAACTGAAGTAGATATTTGCAACCTTGCCCTAGCTCACTTGGGTGATGATGCAACAATAGCTTCGCTTAATCCACCAGAAGGGTCAGCACAAGCAGAAAAGGCTGCACGGTTTTATCCAATAGCAAGAAACAATCTGCTAGAAATGCATACATGGAATTTTGCAGCAAAACGTGGAAATTTAGCATTAACTACAAATACACTTGATCAATGGGATTATGCATATATAGCCCCTGCGGATATGATGAATCCTGTTGCAATTATATCTCCTTCGGCACAAAACGATTACGCTACAAGAATGTCAGCAGGTGACACTCCCGGAGGAATAACATCTAATTATGCACCGACTATTGTGGCAGGGCAATATTCACCACAACAATTTGCAATAGAAGGATCATATATTTATACAAATCAAGAAAATGCAATGTTGCGATATCAAGCGTATGTAACTGACCCATCATTATTTTCTCCTTTATTTGTAACTACATTGTCATGGCATTTAGCATCAATGCTTGCAGGGCCAATAATAAAAGGTGATCAAGGTATGGCAGAAGCAAAACGTAGTACGCAAATGATGCAAGGTTATTTGACGCAAGCAAAACAATCAGACAATTTACATAGAGATATAACAGTAGAACATATAGTTCCTTGGACATCTGGGAGGTAATTAATGCCTGTAACACGCAATTTTAAACAAGCGTTTTCTGGAGGTGAAATATCACCAGAAATGTTTGGACGTATTGATGACAGTAAATATCAACAAGGTGCTGCAACAATGCGTAATTTTATTGCTAAACCACAAGGCCCTGCCGAAAACAGACCGGGATTTGCATTTGTTAGAGAAGTTAAAGACAGCACAAAAGCAGTAAGATTAATGTCTTTTACTTTTTCTACTGTGCAAACAATGGTAATAGAAATGGGTGATCAATATTTTAGATTTCATACACAAGGACAAACTTTATTTTATAACGATGGTTCAGCATGGAATAGTAATGGATCTTATGCAGTAGGCGAAATAGTTATGTATAACAATGTAAATTATTACGCTAAAGTTGCAAATCAAAACAGCCAACCACCTAATGCTACAAATTGGTATGCAATGCCAACAAATCCCAACATATACGAAATACCATCACCATATTTAGAAGCAGAATTATTTGATATACATTATGTGCAATCTGCGGACGTTTTAACAATTGTGCATCCTAATCACGCACCTAGAGAATTAAGAAGACTTAGTGCAACAACATGGGAACTAAAAACAATAAATTTTGGTAGTCCTATTTCATCACCAACTGGTCTTGCTGTAAGTGCTTATATACCCTCATCATCTAGTACAAATACAGATACATATGAAAGTCATGAATATGTGGTAACAGCAATTGGTAGTAATTTAATAGATGAAAGCTCACAATCTAATTCTCAATCAGTTAATAATAATATTTTTGTAACTGGGGCTAAAAATACCATTTCGTGGAATGCAGTTAGTGGTGCTGCAAGATATAGAGTATATAAAGAACAAGCAGGTGTATATGGATTTTTAGGAGAAACAACTAGCACATCAATTGTAGATGCAAATATAGCACCAGATTTTTCTAGAACTCCTCCTGTTTACGACAACCCATTTCCTAGTTCTAATAATTTTCCGGGTGCTGTATCTTATTTTGAACAACGAAGAGTTTTTGCAGGTACAAATAATGATCCGCAAACTATTTACATGACCAAATCAGGTACTGAAAGTAATATGTCTTTTGGTATACCCATACGAGATGATGACCGTATTAAGTTTAGAGTTGCTGCTCGTGAAGCAAACACAATACGACACATTGTTCCATTAACACAATTACTATTGCTTACAGGATCAGCAGAGTGGCGTATAGCATCTGTTAATAGTGACGCTATAACACCTAGTTCTATATCGGTAAAACCACAATCTTATGTTGGTGCAAACAATGCACAACCAGTAATTGTAAACAACAGTATGGTATATGCTGCTGCTCGTGGCGGTCATGTAAGAGAACTTGGATATAACTGGCAAGCTAACGGATTTATTACAGGTGATTTATCTTTGCGTGCACCACATTTGTTTGATAATTTTACAATATCAGATATGGCATTAGCTAAAGCACCGTTGCCTATTGTGTGGATGACAAGTAGCAGTGGTAAATTAATTGGTTTTACATATGTGCCAGAACAACAAGTAGGGGCATGGCATCAGCATGATACAGATGGCACATTTGAAAGTGTTGCTACTGTTTCTGAAGGAAATGATGATGTAGTTTATTGCGTTATAAAAAGAACTATAAATGGTGCATCAAAAAAATACATAGAACGTATGGGTACAAGATTGTATGCAACTCAACGTGATAGTTTTTTTGTTGACGCAGGTGCAACATATAATGGCACAAATACAAACACAGGACGTAACGTAACTATATCTGGCGGTACAAATTATACAAAAGGAGAAAGCGTTACTATAACTGCTAATTATAATTTATTTAATGCACCACCTAGTCTTGATGATGTAGGTGACGCAATTGTTTTAGTTGATGGCACAAATTATTATCGTTGCAATATTGTATCTACTACAAGTCAAACAGAAGCTACAGTAAAACTTGATCGAGATTTACCTGCAAATTTACGCAATACAGCAGTAACTACATATGAAGTTGCAAGAAATGTTATATCAGGTATTACATGGCTAGAAGGCAAAACAGTCAGCATATTAGCTGATGGTGCTGTGCATCCACAAAAGGTTGTTTCTAGCGGTTCTATTACGTTAGATCGTGCGTCTAGTATTGTTCATGTTGGATTACCTTATGAAAGTGATTTGCAATCATTACCATTAGCTTTGCAAGCAGAAGCATTTGGTCAGGGCCGTGTTAAAAATTTAAATCATGTATGGGTAAGAGTATTAGAAAGTTCTGGTATTTTTGCAGGGCCTAGTGCAGACAAGTTAGTAGAAGCAAAACAACGTACAACAGAACCATATGGATCGCCACCAAATTTAAAAACAGAAGATATAAAAATTATGCTTACACCTACATGGCAAGATAATGGCCAGTTATTTGTTAGGCAATCTGATCCATTACCATTAACAATTGTTGGATTAACATTAGAAGTAGCTATAGGTGGATAGTGTAACCGTAAGGCGATATAGTGTATGTATATTAGAAAAATAAATAGTTGTTGAGGTTATGGCAACAGATTGGGATAAGGTAGCCGGTATAAGTTCTATAACAGGAACTGTTCAAGGAATGATTGGTTCATATTATGCTGCGGAAACAGAAAAATTTAAATATAAATCAATGGCTCTTGGTTATGAGCATAAAAAAGATATGGCTAAAATTAATAGCCGTATGTTAGAAAGACAAGCACAACAAGTAGGTAGAGCATATAACAGACAAATAATGATTAAAACTATGGCAGCAGGTCAACGCAAAGGAAAAGCTACAGCAAGTGCTGCTGCAAGAGGTGGAAGTTTAGGTTATGGAAGTACAGCCAATCTTTTTGCAAGTGACGAAATTATGAAAGAAATAGACAAAATTACAATGAATACTAATAAAGTACAAGCAATGAATGAAGCAAGAATGCGTAAGGTAAATATGGATATTAGAGGAACAATGCTTGGTGTTTCACAAGCCGGAGCATTAGCTAACGCATCAACAGTTAGTCCATTTTTAAACATGAGTAGTACGTTATTAACTGGTATTGGTGATGTAATTAAAAACGAATATTTCAAAGGTTAATTATGGCTACAGTACCTTTTCAAACAACCCCAACAGAACAAATTAGAGTTGGATCTGCACCGCAGTTAAGTGCTACAGAAGTACGTCCTATGGACGATGTAGTAACTGATGATATACAAAGATCTAGTAAAGCATTTAATCAATTTGCACAGATAGCAAAAGATTTACAAAATGAAAGAGATGACGCACATTCTAAAGAATTACATACTGAATATCAAACAAGAGCATTAGAAATTGAAAATGATTATCTTTCAACAGAACTTGGTAATGCTGTAAAAGTAGTTGGTTATGAAGACGATGGCACTACGCCTATTACTGCATATGATCAAAAAGTAAAAGATCTAAATGCGTTAAAAGAAGAAATAGCAGAAAGAACAGAAAATAAAAATCAATTAGCAATATTTAACGAAAAGTCATCAGCAACAATTTTATCTTCAACAAACCGAATGAGTAAACATTCAATAGCTGAAGGAACTAAACACGCAAACAACGAAACTATTGCTGATATAGATAATTCAGTTACAGAAACTTCGTTGTCTGTTGATGATTTTAATATGGGTGAAAATAGTGAATATGTAAAAAATTTAATTGCTCTAGATGTAAAAATAAAAAATTATGCAGAATCTAAAGGCATAACATTTGTAGGTGATTCACAAGGCAGTACAGAAGATAGCGAAACATATATAAATATTAAAAATGGATATTTAAACAAAGTACATGATGCATCTATAGGAAAATTATTAATTAATAATGAATATCGTAAAGCTGCTGAATATTTAAAATTTCACATAGGTAATGGAACTATTGCAGAAGGACAAATAAGCAAACATATGAAAACAATACAAACAGGTTTAAATAAAGAAAATGGAGAAAATATTGCAATCAATATAATAGATGGAAAAAATATTAATTCTAATGATGGTAATTTTACTAGTTCTGCACAAGTAATAACTTCATTAGAAGGTAGCAATAATGCTACTCAAAGTAATGGTTTACAATACGTTGAAGGTAATAGCAAAGAAATTAATATACAAAATTTAGAAAAATTACAAAAAGAATCTAAATATTATAAAGAAGGTGCAACTGTATCACTGCCGAATGAACATCGCACAACACATTTGTTTTTAACAAAAGAACTTGGTGTAAAAAAAGCAGACAGTATATTTAGTAAAGCAAAAAAATTATTATTAGAAGAAGGATTTGTTATTGATACCGAAAAATTAAAAAATGATCCAGAAGGTTATGGCGTAGAAGTAAATACAAAAATTATGGAAAAGGTTGTAGGTTTAAGTAAAGAAGAGTTAGGTAAAAAATATGGTGAAGGTGCTGAACTAGACTTATATTCTAAAGATTTAGATACCGTTGTATCAAAAATAGATTACACATATAAAGACACACAGCAACCATCAATGCGTGTTGATGAAAATGGTGTATTTAATTTAGAGGATGCTCTTGTATTTGCTAGAGAAAATATTAAAGATCAAAACGTGTTGGAATATGTAGAAGCAAATTTAAAAGATAAACATTCTGAACTTACAGAGTTTGCAGAAGAAAATTATAAAACAGAAATACTAGGCCCTGCGGAAGAATTAGCATATGCAAAACCCGGTGGTTGGAAAGATATAAAACCAGAAATTTGGGAACAACTTAAAGTAGATGACAAAGAAAATTTACAAAAAGGTTTTTCTAAAACAGACGATAGAAATACTATTATTGCAATTGAAAGAGGAGAAATTAATATAACTGACGAAAATGCAGATAATTATCAAAGTTTAGAATCATTAAGGTATTTAATGACAGAATCTACATATCAAGATTATGCACTTGGTGTAAGTCAAAGCAAAAGTGGTAGTGGTAGTGGTAGTGGCAGTTCAAGTGTTGATACAGTTATGTTTGAAAAAAATTTAGCAAATTATAAATTTGAAACTAATGTGGATTTGTTAAAAAATAAAGGCAAAGCCGGTGATGATTATTTAGATATAAAATATGCTTTAAAAAAAGATATAGCTCAATTTGAAATTGATAACGGTAGAAAACCAAGTTTTAATGAAAAAGAAGCATTATTGCAAGGAATTTTAGCAGATAAAGTATTTGTTGCAGGTAAAGGTAGATTTAGACCAATGCCAATAGATGCAGTTGATCTTAAAGACCAGAAAAAAGTATATGTCAAAGTAGGAGGTAAACGTATTTTTATGAAAGATATACCAGAAAAACAAGAAGAATACATTATAAAATCAATTATAAAAGCAGGGTTACCTGTAACACAACAAAGAATTGCAGAGTATTGGGTAGAATCAGGAATGCCAAAAACTGATTCTTTAGTTGAAACTACAGAAGGTATTGGTGAAATTAAAGGGGCAACATACGGAATGATGGCAGGTTAATTACATGACTAACATTTACGATCAAATTGCAGAAAACGAAAAAGAAGAAAAAGATATATTAGAACTAGCTCCTAGTCAAAACATTGGTTCTAGTTACGCAGCCGATTACAACCCATATGATGAAATAACTAGACGAAGAGAACAAACTACAAACAATTTAGTAAAAGCTAATTTGCAAGCTGTAATGAAAAAAGATCCTGAGATGGTAGGGGAAGGATTACGACTTGCAGAAGAAATAGGTCTTGATAAAAGTTTTGCTTTAGATAGCGATGAAGCAATAAAATTAATGCGAGAAAAAAATAAAGCAGATCGTCTGCAAAGTTTAGAACTCGCAAAATATAGTCCTATATTACATAGAAAATTAACTGATCCTACGTTTGCAGCTATTGCTTATGACAACATAAGTGATTTACAAGGTTTAGAAAAATTATTTGATGACTTTAAAAGTATTCCAGAAAATGTAGCACAAGGTTGGGAAAAAGGCAGATTAAATGTACGAAGAGGAAAAATAGGTACAATGAAGTTATATGGCAATACAGATGAAAATTTAGATTTTGAATTAGCAGATATTAATAAAAGATTAGAAGAAATAGAAAAAGATGGTACTGGAATATTTGAAGAAGGTTTTTCTATTATTGGACAGTATTCAAAAACATTACCTGACGCATTAGAAATTGGTTTATATACAGGTGCTGCTAGTGGTGTGGCAGGTGCTGTTACAGGGCCGGGTTCTATATTTACAGCTAAAGGTGGTTTTATTGTTGGATTTTTAGGATCAATGGCATTTGATAGTTATGCCATAGAAGGTGGTTCAATGTACCTTGATTTATTAGAAGAAAAATTAGATAGTCCAACTGCTAGAAATATTGCTACAGGTGTTGGTTTAGTAAATGCAGGTCTTGAATTTGTAGGTTTAGGTGCAGTTACACAACCTATAAGAAAGGCATTAATTAAAGAAACAACAAAACAATTAACAAAAAAATTAGCAAAACCTACTGTAAAAACTACATTAACTAATTTTGCTAAAAATTATTTTTTAAATAATATGTTGGCTGAATCATTAACTGAAGTAGCACAAGAAGGCACAAATATTTTAGGTCGTGATTTAGCAGTAGCATTAAGCGATACAGATTTAGAATTAAAAATTGCAACTGAAAGTGGTCGGGCAGAAATAGCAGATAGATTAACAACTACTTTTATAAGAAGTATGCAAGGTATGTCTTTAGTTGGTTTAGCAGGTAGTGGCCCTGTGTTTATCGGTGATATACAAAAAGTACGAAAGGCAAAAGAAAATGAAGTATTTATAAACGAATTATCAACAAATTCTTCAGCAAGTGTTTTAAAAAAAAGAAGTGCTACAGAATATCAAAATTTAACACAAGAGTTAGGCAACGATAAAGGAAAGCCAAATGCTTATGTAGATGCACAAGCTGTTGTTGAAATAATGAAACAACAAGGCATTACTATGCAAGACATAGAACAAGTGTCACCTAATATAGCAAATCAAATAAAAGAATTAAATAAATCAGGTGCATTAGTTGGACAGGATATTGTTATACCTACAGGTGAATACGCAGCAAAACTTGCAGGTACAGAATTTGATGGATTTTTAAAACAACATATACGTTGGGATAAAGATGATTTTAGTAAAGCAGAAAGCACATATTTTGAAGCTAATCGTCAAAAACTATACGAAGAAGCAAGACAAATAACAGAAAAACAAGAAAACAAAACTAATAAATTTACTGAAAGTGTTGGCAAAATAAAAACTAATTTTGAAAAAATGTTATTAGATACAGGTAAATTTAGACCTAAAGACGCAACTAACGCAGCTACTTTTTATCAAAGTTATGTAATAACACAATCAGATAGGTTAGGAATAACACCTGATGAATTTGTACAAAAATATCCATATCAAGTAATAGGGCCAAAACAAACACAAGTTCTCGCACAGCAAAATATAAATGATGTAAATAAAGAAATAAATAATTTTAAGCAGCAATTAAAAGATTTAGGCACGCAACCACCATTGCCACCAGAAAATGCAAGGTTTGATGAGTCAGGTAATCCTACAGTTGCATATCAAAATTATTTAGATTGGGAAGCAAAAACTGATGAACTAAATAACCAAATTGAAGAATTAGAAAGTGAACGTGAAATATTTACACAAAAAGCAAAGCCACAAGAACAAGGCAAACCTATACCAGATTCAGTAAGTCAAGTTAATAAATTAGAAAATAGTTTTGATTTTGCTAAAAGCAAACCATTTCCTACTAATAGACAATTTAAAATAGAATTACAAGAAAGAGTTAAACAAGCTGCAAAAGAAGCAGGTATAGATGTTAATGATGGCTCAATAGAAACAGAAAAATATTTAGTGCAATCAGTTATAGATGATGCAAATTTTGCATTAATAGAAAATAGTAATGCTGTTGGTTGGTATAACGAAAAAGTAACTAAAGCAAAAAGAATATTATCACTTATACATCCAGAACTAGCAACAGATCCAGTTGCTAATTTTGCTTTTACTTGGTCATTAGCAAATACTTCTAACATGATAAAAGTAGATAAAAACTTTGAACTTGCAGAAATTGCATATAGACACTACAAAGAAACTGGTAAATTTCCTACAGATATAGGTATAGGAAAAGCAAGTGATGCTATTAATAACAATTTTAAATTATTTAATAGATTGATTAGAGAAAAAGAATTTACAAGTTTAGAAGAGTTTATGAAAACTCAACACACAGTTAAAGAAGTTAAAGCATATACAAATAGTGGAGTATCAGGAGAAAATTTATCTGAAATTGTTTATGGTGCTGCGGTAATGGGGCCAAAAATTGGTAATGGATTTTTTGCAAATCTTTATGGATTTTTTGAACAATTAACTATGGATAGATGGCTAATACGTTCATGGGGTCGTTTAACAGGAACATTAGTTTTAGATCAACGTAAACAAGCAAATATGAAACGTGATCAATTAAAACCATTGTTAAAAGCATTAAGTTCTAAACAAAAGAAAAAATTACAAGATCTTATTGGTGTCAAAATTAGAATGACAAATTTAGATGAAGTTGCTGTTGCTATAGACAATGCAAGTACTGATAAGCCAAATAGAAAAATAATGAATGAAATTGCAACTATAAAAAATCAGCCAGAAGTAGAACAGGTAATAAACGACATATTAGGTAAACCAAGAAAAGGATCTGAAAGAATAGGTATAGGACATGAAATAAGAAAAAATGGTGTTAGCTATACAAAATTTCTTGATGGACAAAAAGAAGCACCAAGTGGTGCCCCAGAAAGAAGATTTATAAGAAAAGTATTTAATCAAGCATTAGATGTATTGCAGCAAAATAATCCAGATCTTACAATGGCTGACTTGCAAGCATTGCTATGGTATCCCGAAAAAAGATTGTACGATAGTGCTAAACTAGTAGAAGCAGAAGATACTAAAGGTTATGTAGATGACGAAGCACCAGATTATGCTAATGCTGCCGTAGGTTTAGCAAAAAAATTTGGTGTATCAGAAACTGACATACAATCCACATTACAGGAGGTAGACCTTGAAATTCAAAACCAGAGCATTGACAGAGCAAGAGTTGATGAATCAGGAGAAAGAAGACCAGATGGAATACAACAGGATAATGAAAGTTATAGACAAGGACGAATCGAACCTGAATCCAGAATTGATGAAGGAACTGGACTCCCTCTCAACGAAGACGGAACAGTTACCGTCTACCACCACACCGACAAACAATCAGCAGACGCAATCAGAGAGTCCAATCGACTTGAATACACTACAGCAAGTGATCCCTTCTTTACCACCAGAGATACAGCAGATCTTGGCTATGGTGATACCTCAATTGCAATCAGACTCGACCCTGCTCGACTTAGTGTCGATGATGAATTCCCAGACGGACGAAGAGATTTCAGACTCAACAATAGAAAAGCTAGAGAGTCTATTTCAGTAGAAATAGATGAAAATCCAAATGTCCCGAATTTTGCTCCAACACAAGATCAAATAAATAAAAATGTTATAGATCGTGTTGTTGAATTAGGTGAACCATACATGGGAGAGTATGGAGATAAAAGTCCAAATGAAGTTGATAAACAATTAAGAGATAAAGCTAAAGATTTATTTTCAACACCGGCAGCGACACCAGAAGAAGCTGCTGCTGCAAGAGAGAGAATTATTGAAAAAACTAAATTAAGAAGAACAAGAGCATATTTAGAAAAACTAAGTAGTGAATTTTCTCAACAACAAGTACCTAGTGGTTTTGATGATGCGAGAGGTGGTTTTGATCCTAAAACATTAACTGCTTTTTTAAATAAAGAAGCTGATATATCTACGTTTTTCCATGAAACAGCACATTTTATGTTAACTGTTATGGAAGATTTAGTGTTAACAGGACAAGCAACACCAGACATACAAAATGATTTTAATGCGTTATTAGATTTCTGGGGTGTAGAAAGTCTAGATGCATGGAGCAAATTATCATTAGATCAAAAAAGAAAATATCACGAAGCATTTGCATATAATTACGAAATTTATTTAACAGAAAAAAAAGCAGCACCAAGTGTTAAGTTGCAAGAAATATTTATGAAATTTGGAGATTATGTACGCAAGCTTTATAGATCTATTGTTGATGATTTAAATAAAACATATAAAGAAGAAAATAATGTAGATTTGCCTGTTTTAACTGATGAAGTTAGGGCTGTAATGGATCGCATGGTTTCTAGTGAAGATGCAATAGTGCAATCTCAACAAATATACGCAATGAAACCTATGTTTGAAACACAAGAACAAAGTGGTATGGATGATGCTACATGGAAGGAATATACAAAAGCAATACAAGAAACACAGGATGCTGCTATAGATTCATTAACTAAAGCAAGTATGGGTCAACTTAAATGGCTTAGTAGAAAAGGTAAATTAATAGAAAGATTACAAAACAGAGAAACAAGAGAAACTCGTAAAAGAGTTATGGCAGAAGAAACTGTTAAGGCAGAAAATGAACCATTGTATAAATTACAAAAGTTTTTAAAAACTGGCGAATGGAATAATAAAAAAAATGACCAATTTAAAACAGCAGAAACTAGCAAAATAGATATTGATAGTTTAAAAAACCTTATGCCGTTTTATGACATGGCATCAGAAATAAAAAAATTAGGCACAGGTAAAAACGGAATGGTTGGTAAGAACGGCATACCAGTACAGATAGTTGCAGAAATGTTTGGTTTTGATACAGCAATAGATATGGTTAATGGTTTAGTAGATTTAGAACCTATAAAAACTGTTATAAAAGAACGTACAGAACAACGTATGTTAGATGAATTTAGTAATTTAACAGATCCAGAACAACGTGAATTACAAATACAAGAAGCATTACATAACGAAGCAAGAGCTAGATTTTTAGCTATTGAATTTAAATTTCTTACTAAAACTATGCAACCAGTACGTTTTCAAATAGCTGCTGCTAGACAAGTTGCAAGAGATATATTAGCTGACAAAAAAATTGGTGACATTAGACCAACAGAATACGCTCGTGCAAGTAAAAGAGCAGTTAAAGATGCGGAAAAGGCTATGCGAGAAGGTGATAATTTAAAAGTTATACAAGCAAAAAAAGCAGAGTTATTACATAACCAACTAGCTCGTGAAGCTGCAATAATACAAAAACAATTTATAAAAGCAGAAAAAGATTTTAAAAAGTTTTTTAAAGATAGTGATAAAAAAGTTGGTCAGAAAAAATCTAGAACAATTGAATTTGTTAACGCAGGTCAAGAAATATTATCTAGATTTGGGTTAGGCCCAGAATTAGAAGCAGGTGCAACTTTCGTAGATAAACTTAAAAATTATGCACCAGATTTATACAAACAATTAGATCCAATAATAACTGAAGCAAAATTATTACCCGGTAGAGATATATCAGATTTAACGTATCGAGATTTTAATACGTTAACTGAAATTATGGATTCATTGTGGTACCAATCTAGACGAGATAAACAATTTAAAATTGGTGAAAAATTAGTAGAACTACAAGCTATAAAAGATGAACTATTACCACTTATGAGAGAACAAGATGACAGACTTTCTATAAATGCAGGTAAAGGAAAAGAAGCAGGTATGCTTCAAAAAGCAATATTATTTATAGAAGGTCAAAAATCAAAGTTAAATCGTGTCGAACACTGGGCAGACAGACTAGACGGTAGTGCTGCAAGTCCAAGAATTTTAAGAGGTGATGGCCCATTAGGTGGCGGTGTATTTACAACAAAAGAAGGAGATGTAGCAGGGCCATTTACAAGATACATATGGCGAACACTTAAAGATCCAATTACAAAATGGCGATCAGAAAGGCCAAAATATACAGGACGTTATTTAGAACTATTAAAAGATTTAGATTTTGGATCAGATAAAATTAATGCTTATGAATTTGATACCCCATATTTATTTGGTGACAGAACAGGTAGAGGTAAAGTTGAATTGCTTGGTGCATTGTTGCATACAGGTAATTTAAGCAACAAAACAAAATTATTAGTAGGAAGAGGTTGGGGTAATTTAAGAGAAGATGGTTCATTAGATAGTACTAAATGGGATGCATTTGAAAAACGTATGCAAGACGAAGGTTATTTAACAAAAAAGGATTATGAATTTATACAAAAAGTATTTGATTTAAACAAAGAATTATTACCTTTAATACAACAATCACATAGAGATGTTTTTGGATATTATTTTAAAGAAATAGGTACAACTCCCATTGTTAATAGATTTGGAACATTTGAAGGAGGTTATGTACCTGCAAAAATTGATTACATTATAGAAACTGATTTAAATTTAAATCAAACCCTAGAAGAAATAAAAGAAGAAATGCGATATTCTGTACCTGCTGTGCCTAGAGGATTTACAAAAGCAAGAACAGAAGTTAATAGAGCTTTATCAATAAGTTTATTTGATCAAGCAAAACATTTAGATGACGCATTACGTTTTGCCTATGTACAACCTGCTGTTACAGATTTATTAAAATTATTTAATGATAAAGAATTTAAGTCTGAATTAAATCGTATTGATAGATTTGCATATAAAAATATGCTTATGCCTTGGCTAGAAAATGCAGCAACACAAAGAACATCTATTAAAAAAGAAGGTTGGGGAGTTGGAAATTTAATCGAATATTTTACAAAAAATACAAGTTTAAATTATATGTTTATGAGTTTTAAAAATGCTGCACAACAAGTTACTGGTATATTACCTGCCATGTTAAATGTAGAAAAAAAATATATGACGGATGCTTTTAGAAGATATACACTCAATCCAGTTAAAACTATGGATGAAGTAGCAGAGATGTCACCTTTTATGGCAGATCGTCAAATAAATCAAATGTTTGATATACAAAATACTTTAAATGATTTAATTATAAGTCCAAACGATTATCAAAAAATTCAAAATTTTACAAGAAGACACGGATATTTTTTACAACAAGCATTTCAAAATTATGTAGATAGTGTTGTTTGGATGGCTACATGGAATCAAGTAACAGCTAATGCACCTAAAACTATGACACCACAACAAATTCAAGTTGAAGCTATAGCACAAGCAGATGCAAACGTGCGTAAAACACAAGATAGTTTATTACCAGAAGATGTTGCAGCTTATCAAATTGACGCACCTTTTGTTAAAGCTATTGTTCAATTTACAAGTTATTTTAATTCACAAGCAAATTTGAACGCAACACGATATAAAAAAGTAGTTAAAGAACTTGGATTTAAAAATAGTAGATTTAGTGGTCAAATATTTTATGCGTTTTTATTTGGTACATTTTTACCTGCTATTGTTTCTGAAGGTATACAAGAAGCTTTTAGTGGTGGGTTAGTAGATGAAGACGAAGATGGATATTTAGATGAAATTTTAGAATTTATATTTTTTTCAAATGCACGTTATACGTCAGCTTTTATTCCTACAGGCAGTACATTTTTAATGTTGCCTTTTAATTTATTTGATGACAAACCATACAATGACCGTATAACTATTAGTCCATCAATATCATTAATTAATTCTACTGTGCAAGGATCATATAGATTTTTTGTTAATTTAGCTGATCCAAATAAAGAAGTAAAAGGTAATGAAGTACGAAGTATTATTACTCTTATGGGTTTAATAGGTCAAGTACCTACATATCCGTTTGCTAAAGCTATAGGTTTATTGCATGATTACAAAGATGGCAGATGGGTTCCAAGAGGGCCAATTGATTTAATTAGAGGTTTAGTGTCTGGTCAAAAAGGTGAAGGCAGAGATTAAAGGTGTGACCGTAAAGCAGAAAGTAGTTGGTAACCTTAATAAGATAGTGAATAAGTCTAATTAATGACGATAAATTCGACTACAAGAAAGACGAATGCGTTAGTTGGGAATGGCAATACTCATACATATCCGTTTGCCTTTAAAGTTTTTACAGACGCAGATGTATTAGTAAAAAAATTAGAAGTAAGCACAAGTATAGAAACTACATTAACTTTAGGTGCAAGCAATGATTATATAGTTACTTTAAACTCAGACCAAAACGGTAATCCCGGTGGAAGCATTACTTTAAAACAAGGCGGTAATAATTTTAATTTACCTTCTGGATTTCAACTTGTTATTACATCGGCTGTAGAACCCTTACAAGGTACAGACCTTACAAACCAAGGTGGTTTTTATCCAGAAGTTATTAACGATGCATTAGATCAAGCAGTTATATTACATCAACAACAACAAGATGAGTTAGACAGGTCAATTAAATTTTCATTAACCAATACTATTGGTAGTTTAGAAATTACAGAAAATGCTAACGCTCGTAAAAATAGGGTTTTAGGTTTTGATAATTTAGGTGAGTTTGAGGTACTTAAAGAATTAGGAACATACCGTGGTGATTGGGCTGCTAGTACTGCATATGCTGTAAGAGATCTTGTTAAAGATACATCAACAAATAATATTTTCTTTTGTAATACAGCACATACATCTTCTGGTTCACAACCATTAACAACAAACACTAACTCTGCAAATTGGGATTTAATTGTAGATGCAGCATCAGCAACTACTGCACAAAACGCAGCAGCATCATCTGCTTCGGCAGCAGCTACTAGTGAAACCAATGCAGCTAACAGTGCATCAGCAGCAGCTACTTCTGAAACAAATGCAGCAACATCTGCAACAACCGCAACCACTAAAGCTACACAAGCAGATACAGCTAAAACCGCAGCAGAGACAGCTAAAACGGCTGCGGAAACTGCACAAACAGCAGCAGAATTAGCACTCGATACTTTTGATGACAGGTATTTAGGAGCTAAAGGATCTGACCCTGCTACAGACAATGACGGTAATGCACTTATAGATGGAGCGTTATATTACAACACAACAGATAACATAACTAAAGTTTATGATTTAGGCACAACATCTTGGTTAGTTGTAAATATTACTGGAACTGATTTAACAAATACAAATACAGTTGCAGGTGCAATAGCTAATGTTAATGCTGTTGGTGCAGATATTACTAATGTCAATCAAGTTGCTCAAAATATAAATTCTGTAAATACCGTAGCAACAGATATAGCTAAAGTAGTAACTGTTGCTAATGATTTAAATGAAACTGTATCTGAAATTGAAACAGCAGCAGCAGATTTACAAGAGACAACTTCTGAAATAGATACAGTTGCAAACAGTATTGCAAACGTAGATCTTGTTGGTCAAAACATATCTAATATTAATGCTATTGGTACTGTATTAGCAGGTCAAACAACTTACACGGTTACTGTAGCTAGTGGTGTGTTTTACATCGATGGCGTATCTAATCCAACATTAAATTTAATTAGGGGATATACATATATATTTGATCAATCAAATAACACAAATAACAATCACCCATTAGCTTTTAAAGATGCAAGTGGTAATGCGTATACAACTGGCGTAACTGTTAATGGTACAGCAGGTCAAGCAGGGGCTAATGTAACTTTTGTTGTGCCTTCAAATGCCCCTGCATCATTACGTTATTACTGCACAGTACACGGTAATAGCATGGGTAATACTATTGCTGTTGGCGATGACAATATAGGAGTAGTTGCTAGTAATATTACTGACGTTAATACTGTCGCAGGTGCTGTTACTAACGTTAACAACGTAGGTGGCAGTATTGCAAATGTTAATGCTGTTGCTAGTAACCTTAGTGGTGTCAACGCTTTTGCTGCAAGATATAGAACTGATAATAGTGGTAACAACCCATCAACAGATCTAGATGGTGGTGATTTATTTTATAACCAAGCAAGCGGAAAACTATTAGTTTACAACGCAGTTACTAGTGCATGGGAAGAAACGCAATCTATTGGTAATTTCTTTATAAATACTATTAGTCAATTTACTGGTACTGGTGGTAATAGTGCAACATTTAATAATGTTGCATATAAATTTACACTAAGCAATGCAGGTCAATTTGCTCAACAAATGTTGGTCAGCATTAATGGAGTTATACAAAAACCAAATACTGGTACAGGACAACCTAGTGAAGGTTTTGCGTTAGACGGTGCAAATATTGTGTTTGCTGCACCTCCTCCTACTGGGGCTGACTATTTTATTATTACTATTGGTGCATCTGTAAGTATTGGAACTCCAAGCGACAACACCGTAACAAGTGCAAAAATAGTAGACGGATCTATTGTTAATGCTGACGTAAATGCTAATGCAGCTATAGCAGGTTCTAAATTAGCAGATGATTCTATATCTTTAGCAAAATTAGAGCATGGAACATCAAGCAATGACGGTAAATTTTTAAAAGCTAATAATGGTGCTGATCCAAGTTACGAAACAATAGATTTAACTAATTTGAGTGCATCTAATTTAACATCTGGAACAATACCAGATGCTAGATTCCCTGCAACACTCCCTGCTATAAGTGGGGCTAATCTTACAGGCGTATCATCTCCAGAAGTATATGGTTTTAAAACTAATGGATCACAACTTGAAGTTACTTCAACTAATGGTGGTGTGGACAATATTTCTGGGTCAGATTATGATGCGTTTGAAGATGTGATTTTTGCAGCTACTGGTTTTACCTTTAGCTTAAATGCAAATGGTAAATTAATCGCAACTATTTAATCATGGCAACTATCGATTTAGGAAAAATCAAACAGGTCTGGCGAGGAACGTACAACAGTTCTTATACATATACCGCTGATGACCTTGTTGAATACACAGACAATGGAGTTACATCCACATATATAGCTGTTGCAACTTCTAGTTTTAGTAATCAAGTACCATCAACAAGTGGTACAGCTACAGCTAACTATTGGGAGTATGTAGCAAAAGGTGTAGCAGATCCTATACCTGTTCAATCTTCATCAACTAATGGTAAAGCACTTATTTCTGATGGAACAAATGCATCTTGGGGTGAGGGTGGTGCTTGGACAAAAATTGCTTCTGGTACTGGTCCTAGTTCAGCAGTTACCTCAATAAGTATAAATAATATATTTTCTGATACTTATAAATTTTATAAAGTTCTAATAAGTTGGACACAAGATGATTGGTTAAAAATGAGATTTATAAGATCTTCAGATAATGGCACTCAAACTGGTAGTTATTACATTTGGAGTTTCTTTGCTCATTACGAAAATGGCGATGGTTCAGAACGTAATGGTCGTACTAACGAGGATTATGCATTAGCTACTTGGTGGAATGGTACTGACAATGGATACTCTATGATAGAAATGTCATTTTGTGAGCCTTACGCATCTAGTAAATCTACTGGTTATGCAAGTTTTAGTGGTTATAATACTAATGGACAAGTGTTCGGCAGTAACCAATCAGGTTTTTACAACGTAACTGAAAGCCATAAAGGTTTAACTTTTTTTGGTTCTGCCGGCGATAGCTTTAATGATGGCAACTTTAAGTATTTAATTTTAGGAGCAAACATAGGATAATGAAAAAAGCAACATTACAAACTGACGGAACTTGGAAAGTTGAAGAGTTTACTTCAGAAGAAGAAACCGACTATAACGCTACTGTAGCTAGTGGCAAAAAATTAAAAGAAGATGTAGCTGCTGCTGCCACAAAGAAAACAACTGACGCTGCTTCTGCTACAACAAAGCTAAAAGCTCTTGGCCTTACAGATGATGAGATTGCAGCACTTATTGGCTAGTTAATTATGGCACTAACTAAAATTTCTACTGATGGCGTTAAAGATGACGCTATAACAAAAGCAAAAATCCCTGCGGATCAAATAGAAGCTAGTGAACTAGCCAACAATGCGGTGGACACTAATGCTATACAAGATGAAGCCGTAACATTAGCTAAGTTAGAACATGGTGATGCTAATAATAATGGCAAGTTTCTTCGTGCAAACAACGGAGCAGACCCTACATTTGAAACTGTAAACACTACACCTGCTGACGGAAGTATAACTGAAGCAATGTTAGCTAACAACGCAGTAACACATTCTAAAATAGCCGACACAGCAATTTCGCAAGCAAAACTTAACTTTCCAGTTTCCAATAAAAATGTTGTAATTAATGGAGAATGTCTTATTGCACAAAGAGCAACTTCAGAAACAGGTGTATCTGGAAGTGCAAATTTTTCTTATAATACAGTAGATAGATTTGTATATGGTCGTAATACTGACGCAGTAGTAAATTTAGCACAGGAAGATGATGCACCTGTAGGCTTTAAAAAGTGTTTACAGCTTAGAGTTACAACAGCAGCAACAAGCACGAGTTATGCAAGAATAGTTTATAGAATTGAAGATACAGATGTTTATAGGTTTGGTTTTGGTGAAAGTGGAACTAGATTTTTAACTTTAAGTTTTTATCACAAACATACACAAGCCGGTACAAATTGTGTGATGATACAAAATCCCGGTTATAACAGATCATATATAGCAGAGTACACACAAAGTGTTGCTAATACATGGGAAAGAGCAACTATTACTTTTCCTGTTGATACTGGCAATCATTGGTCACCTGTTAGTGGTAGAGGTATGCAAATACAATGGGGATTAACTAATGCTGATGCTGTAGGTAGTGCAAACGCTTGGACAAGTTCAAATATAGTTGTTACTTCAAATCAATATAATCATTTAGGTGCAGTTGATAATTACTTTAGGCTTACAGGAATACAGCTTGAACTTGGCAGCACAGCTACGGATTTTGAACATAAATCATTTGCAGTTGAAGAAAGACTTTGCAAGCGTTACTTCTGTAAATATGACAGCCCATTAAATATTAATTTTGTTAACGAACACGCTAATAATAAAAAAGGTTATTTACATTTTCCATACGAAGAAGTAATGAGAGACACACCGAGTGTGGCTTTTAGTAACGTCAACATAGGTAGACCACAAGTAAGCGTAGGCATAAGTATTACTGAAGCACAAAATATACAGAGAAGATGTTTTAATTTAGTAGGATGGCCAAATGGCAGTACATTAGGTTCACATGGAGATGCTTACTACCGCATGACTATATCTAGCGGTGGTTACGTCACCTGTGATGCGGAGCTTTAATTATGACTTTTACTTACAAAAAAATGTGGTTAGATAAAGTAAATAATGTGATAGACACAGGCACTATCAAAAGATCTGATGGTCTTTCTATACCAGTTTCTGAAGGTAATAGAGATTACCAAGAGTATTTGGTATGGGCCAAAACAAACACAATTGAGGAAGCTGACTAATTATTTAATTTTTTCTTGCAACTGTCTAGTCATTAAACCCATAGTGACATAGAGAGGGCTGATTGCTACGATAAGAAACAATACGACTACTGACATAAGTGCTGTAGCTCGTGCTATCTGTTCTTTAATCATGCGAAAAATCCTTGATGCTTTAACAATTGTAACTACTGTCTTAGTTTTGGGAATACTAGGCGGTGGTTTTTTTACATAC